TGTGGTCGTACTTGTAGATGTGGTCGTACTTGTAGATGTGGTAGTAGTAGGACAGCTAGGGCTATTCACTTCTATTAGATCAGCGTATGATCCACAGTTTCCATCCGCATACTCTCTCCATAAATCAGATCCCACACAGAAATCACCTATCACAGTCCCATATGGCGGACAGGTAGTAGTAGATGTAGTAGTAGATGTAGTAGTAGTAGTAGATGTAGTAGTAGTCTGACAGCTAGGACTATTTTCTTCTAATAATTCATAATATGATCCACAGTTACCATCTGCATACTCCCTATATAAATTTAATCCAATGCACAAATCTCCTAATACAGTTCCTGCAGGTGTACAGGTGGTAGTAGTAGTGGTCTGACAGGATGGGCTATTTGCCTCTATTAATGCGTTATATGTTCCACAATTACCATCAGCATATGTTCCATACAGGTCATTTCCTGAGCAATATGTACTTAATAATGTACCATTAGGGGTACAGGTTGTTGTACTTGTGGTTGTGGTTGTAGTAGTTGTTGTTATTGGTATTACACCTGAAACTACGTTTAAAAGTTCTAAGCTGCTTTCTCCATTTGCTAGATTTGTGTCTATTGAATTGATCAAATACAGCTTATCTGCTATTTTTAGCTTATCTGCTAGGCTATAATTAAGCAAAAAGTTCAAAGGAAGGAATGATTTCACTTTAGTGATCCTCCTTTTTGTGTTAAATATGTCTGTTATGTAGTTTTTATAGTACTTATTAAAGAGTGTATCTGTAAAATCTGCACTTAATTCATACTCACTCACCTCTAAATTGTAGTGAATTGACTCAGTAGATGTAGCTGAATCCAATGTCAAAGTGTTTGATGGTACAAAATAGCTAGTTATATCTGTATGTCCTGACTCTTTTCCATCTAAAAATCTTATCTCTGTACCTGTTGCAGGCAGACAATACATCAAAAGAGGCTGTCCATAGTATGGATCATTGTTATCATCCACAAACCACCCCACCTGAATGTCAGTATATTGCTCTGTATTTGCATCAATAAGCCTCTCAAATTTCATATGCTCAAAAGGAGCTGTCACATCATAGATGCCATTACCTCCATCATAATTGTCACCTGCATCAAATTGACTCGTACCCCATCCCTGTACTGCTATCTGTTTGTGCTGCTTTGATAGTTTTGTATCTAGTCCCTCATATTTCAGATCTATCCTCTTATATGGCAGAGCTATGTCTACGCTAGAGCTATTTGAGTCTACATATTTAGTCACATCCCATATCTTATCAGACTCATCATAGAAGCTGTCTAGCGTTTTAACTATTACCACATCATCCTTTTGATAGGCTGTGAGATTAAACATCTTAAAAAGACCTGTAAGAAAATCCACTACTTTCATCTCAGGTATCTGCTCTGTGATGATATATTCCTGAGTGAGTGGTATTGTAAACTGACCCGAGGTGTAGTTGAAACTCTCAGGGTAATTTATTGATGTAAGCTGCCAATCAGCCACCACATTGGTCATTGCAGCTCCTGTCTCTATAAATACTGAGTAGCCTGTGCTAGAGTTTGTGAGTATACCCTGCAAAATAGCATTTCCTGATGTTGCATTTTTGGTGTCAAATACTTGACCATCTTTTTTGATGATCACTGTATATGGAGCTGTAGTGGTTGAGGTAATTACCAAATTATAAACCACACCTTTTGGGCTATTGAATATCTTTAGACTATCAGGGTATGAAGCTACCTCAATCATCTCATCTGTGATCCAAGGAAAATTAATCACCTGATATGTCACTCTATTACTGTCAAAGGCAAATCCTTTTTTTCTATGCAGCCACATATACAGCTCATTGAAAGCTGAATTGTCATCTGTAAAAAAGTCATCAGAGAAAGCTATGCCATATGTCTCCTCTATAGCCCTGATTATCAGAGACACTCTTATTGAGTATTTAAGCTCCTCATAATATACTCCGTGATGATGTGATCCGTGTGGATGTAGATTGCCTGCTAATGGATCAGGATATTCAAAGTGATCTTGACTATTATCTGAGTCATAAAAGAGTCTAGTAGTATTTGTCAATAATGGCACAACTAGAGCATCATTATAAGCTATAGAATTTACTGTCTTATTTATCCCACTTGTAAGACCTGATCTCACCTGAGTTGCTGAGTACTGGTGTGAGAAATTATTTAGCCAAGACAAAGATGCTAGAGTGTCCTCACCTAGTGTGTCTTTTAGGTTCACTGTATTGCCAAAGAAAGTGATCCTGTAACTATTAGGCAGTCCATTCTTTACATCTACTCCCTCTAGCTTTACTTTACCATCTCTAAATGGCTTGTTATTCAGCTCTATTTTTGCATCTACTTTTTTCCTAGCATCAAATCCATTGTCAATATCAAAATTTTGATAGTGTTTAAAGATCTTATTATTGACCTTTGAGGCAGGGAGATTGAATGTCTTACTAAAATCCGTGAATACCTTTGCAATATCTTTAACATTCTGAATGGTCTGAGTGATGCTGACAGACTCATCTGAAAACATATCCACTCTCTGACCCTCTATATAAAGCTGTATTTTTTGCATCTATCTGATGGTGTTTATTATGTCAAATGAGTAAGTGAAATCTAGTGTGTACTGTATTAGCTTATCATTTAACTTAGTCTTGTGTGTTAGTGAGCTTGTGTTTAGATTGATTGGTAATACTTGTCCATCCTTAGTCACCCATACTGCCTCACTCAAGATCATCTCTTTTAGTGGGTAGTACATTTGCTCATCTATAAATCCTGTATTTATTGTGACAGTCTCAGATCCATTCTTAGAGAGTATCTTGCTAGTGTGGTTACTTATATTGTAAATCCCAAGACCATTGATTGTAGATGCCTTATATCTCTCCTCAGAGGCTGTCATAGACTCTACTGATTTCTTATCAAACCACATATCCTGATAAGCTCCAAACTTATTGATAAATGTCAATTTCAAAGGAGTGTGTTTATTATCACAGATCCTATCTATAGTTACATTATTGCCACTAGCAGAAACTGATGTATCTGATCCATCAAATGTAGCATAAGCTATAGCACCTGCATTTTCAAAAGGTACTACTCCTGATTCTCCCTCAGGCACATATATGATCGTGTTTGATTGTAGTAGCTGTCCTGAGTTAATCACTTTGGTAGTGTCCTGAGTATATGAGTAACCATCAAAACCAATGTGAGAGAATGGCACAGGTATTCCTACCTCAGCTCCTCCTGCATTTATCTCAGCATAAAATGTGATAACCCCATCTACAGGTAATGTCTCTGAGTCATATGTCCCTGAGAATTGTGGATCAATGTAGTCTCTAGCCAATTCAGAGATCTCAAATAGCACCCCACTTGAAATATCTACATTTTTTATCAATGTATAAAAAAGCTCTCCATCTAGTGAAAGCTCTAATTTAGCAGATAAAGCTCCTGCCTGTGTGTGGTATTCAAAATGTGGTGATCTTAGTAATATGTTTGCCATCTTATTTAGTTGTAAATTGTAAAAAATCCTCTACATCTAGCCCAAAGGACTCTATTAGTTGAGGTGGTAAATTCTTAAATTGCTGCTCAAATGGTTTAGTAAAGAAAAATGTAGGCTTTATACCCTTCTCTTTTACCGATCTAGCTAATACAAATCCTATACTCCTATAGTTTCCCTTCTTAAATTTGCCCTTTTCATCTCTCAGTCTTATCCTTTTCGCCTTAGCCCACGCTGCAAATGTCCCTGTATGGTACTCCATACCCATCACCTTAGAGCTATCTTTGTATTTAAAAGGACTTTTTGCAGTTCCTATAGGGCTGCTCTTAGTACCTCTGACACCCTTATCTATAAACTCACCATAAGGCATCATCTCAAACAGTAATTGAAAGCTGTTAGGCAATACCTTCACATCATAATCTAAGCTATTATAGAGCTTACTAGTGACTTTATGACCCTCTTTAGTCAGTCTAGTCTTAGCCTGCTTTACTACAGCCTTAGCGAATTTCCTAAGTGCCTCATCTGTATGTTTGAAATTAACAGACATTTATATCGTTTTGGATTACCACATCAAATGTACCTGTCCATCCTGCTAGCATATTCTCAAACCTATCTAAAAAAGGCTCCATAGTTACATCACCTAGAATCTGATACCCATCATTGTAGATGGTGCTGATCCTTAGCTTTTGGACAAGCGTATTGATTACACTCATTTGAGTATTAAGGACATCCTGCTCATTGGTAGTACCTAAGAATACATCCTCAGTCTCATCCTTAGACACATTGACTAAGTCCATACATATGATGCTCATATTTATTGTGAGAGTTCTCTCAGAGCTTACTACGCTATTTACTATCGTATGGGATAGAGGAAAAATAGTTTGTTTGTTGAGGTCTATCTTAGTAATGTCTCCATAGGTGACAGTATTCACATTAGGATTCTCTAAGAGTAGATCCTTTATCTTTTCAGTAAGGAGATAAAATCCCCTGATTGCTACATTATTCATATCTTACTTTTTATCTGCTTAGATTCTAGCTCTAGTTTTCCCTTTTCAAATGTCAGGAATGTCAATCCTGTATGTATATTTAGTTTTGTGATATTCTCAAATCTCGTAACATCTCCTTGAGCGAGTTGGTAAATTGACTGATACCATCCCCATCTCCTGCCAAATTGGGAAACTGCATCAAAGCTGTCTCCTCCTGATCCTGTAAATAGCTCATCATAGCCTGCGATAAGTCGATCCCTAAACTGTAAAAAAAAAGCATACAGCCAAAGACTGCATCCATAGGCATATCCTTCATATGATCACCATCAGTCTCTTTGTACTCCTCTATGTTATATTTCTCTCCATATTTATGAGCTACAGGTCTATAGAGTACAGCCATAGCTCTATGCATTTGCTGCCAATCTGAAATGAATGTCTCTATATCTATAAACTCTCCCATTGAGATCTGTTCTAGATTAGGTATGAATCCATACTCTACCCCATTCATTTTGAATCTATTTATGAGCTGAGGTTTCTCTAGTAGCATCTGCTCTAGTATATCACATACAGCTTTAATATCTGAAAACTTCATTTTAAGAGTCTCAGATAGTTTCACTCCACAAAAGATCTCAATCATTTTGATGTCTATGAAGCTGCTATCCTCACTCCCTTCAATGATGGATAGATACTTTTGATACTGCCCTAAGGTTATGTCTGATAATGTATCAGGTACTAAAATCTCTACTTTCATAATTTATGCTCTATATATATAACTCATTTTTTTAATTTATTTAAAATAAATATACAAAAAAGCCCCCCATTTCTGAGAGGCTCCTTCCATCATTAACATAACAATCAAACTAACTATCAATTTAACCACCCTGCTAGAGCGTTAAAGAACATCAAACCGATCCCTATAATACAGTAAAATGAGATCAGGTAGTATATATTTTCAGGTGATTTATTAAGCCATTTTTTCATAGTGGTATATTTTATCTTGGATTCTATTAATTACATAATCTGATAGGAGGTCTGTGATGTCTATTTTAGACCCTTCTAATTTGATACTCTCTATATCTGTGAAATCTCCTGTAGGTGGCTCAAAGTAATCACCATCTGATCCGTGATCAAAGTAGTACTCCACCTCTAGTGTAATATCATCTATTGTAATCTCTAAGTTTTTCATTGTCTTGTGGTTTATTGAATTATTCCGTTTGATAGCTTTATCTCTATCACTATATTTGCCTCGTGATTTAATTCTTCATACCATTTTGCTTCTTCTCTTGGATTGTTTACAACCGTTTCTAAAGCATACCATTCGTTTTGTTTGTCTCTAGTATCTGAGCCAAATCTAAAGTGTCTAGCAGTCATTGTCTTTGGGTACATAATCTGTCTGTTTTAGTGTACTAGCTTTATTGCCTTTGTACCCTACAAATATACGGAAACCTTTTTGACTTATGCAAATACTTTAATAACTTTTTTTTAATTATTTTTAAAGTTCTACATTATAGTGTACTTTCCATAGGATGGATTACTCAGCATATTGTATGCCCCATATCTAAAACTGTCAATGCAATGATCATTTTTAGCCACAGGTACATTGGTGAGCTTTCCTGTTTTATCCTCCTGCCATTTGTAATTCCTCATCTCTTGGATCAGATTGTTAGATGATGAGGTGATGTGTATCTTATATCTCTTGAGTACATCTATACCTGCCTGTATTGAATTGGCTCCCTTCTTAGTTGGTCTGATAGGTATGCCCATTCTCCTAAGTTCCTCAATCACCTCAGGTCTAGCCGAATCAGCGTATATGATCCCTTTTAGTTCTATTGTTTTTAGATACTGACCCATATCATAGCCTGTCATACCTGTCCTGTAGAGCAGCTCATTTGCATATAGGTTGTGATCCTTTCTGTAGATCTCTACTAGGGTAGTGGGATCATTAAATCCAAAATCCATCCCTAGAGACAGAAACTCTGCATCCTCAGGTATTTGATTGACCTCACTAAAAGTGAATATAGTGGCTTTAGAGACACCTTTGAGACCTAGACCATAGATTTGCCAATACTGCTCATCAGTGTCCTTTAAACGCTCTATTTCAGTCTTTATATTAGGATCTAGGAATGGGTTGTCTTTGTATGTGGTGATATGGAAATCACAATCAGCTCTAGTCAGTATCTGATCATATATGAAATGATACTCATCTGATGGGTTGTAATCAATTACTATCTTATCCTCAGTCCTAAAGATTAGCTGATTCCAAGACTCTAGATCTATCTCATTACATTCATTGATATACAGGAGCTGTCTTTTTCTACCTCTCACCTTAGTCGGTATATCTAAGCTGATAAATTCTACTAGATTCCCATTGAGTGTGTATTCAGAGTTTGACTTGTTGTGATGCTCCTCAGAGTACATATTGTGCTTTCTAAGGATCTCAATGAAATCTCTCATCACAGTAGCCCTCAAAGCAGGGAAAGTCTTTCTACAGATAGTTATGGTCTTGTCTGTGTTCCTTGCACAGTAGTCAAATATTATCCATAGCAGGATGTTGTATGTTTTACCTGATCTAGTACCTCCCTGATGGGCTATGATCTTGTGTGGATTATCTATTAGAGTTCTATATACTTTATTAGTCTTTATTTTCATCTATGATCTCTATTTCAATCTTAGTAGGGAATCCTCCCTCTATCTGATGCTCCTGTCTCTCTACATAGCCTCTATTTTTACCTTTTGTCTTGAGATAGAATAGGATCTCATTAGTCTTATTGCCTTTGATATTCTCAAATAGTTTACTCTCAGCAAAATCAATGAGACCCTCCTCTATGTCTTGTACACTAGCTGCAAAATCCTCATCCTCTTTTTTCCAATGATAAAATGTTCTCCTAGATATTCCTGCTGCCTCACAAGCATCTGTTATACTTTTGGTATTCACTTTATATACCTCTAGAAACTTCTCTTTATCTCTCATATTTGTGCAATTTGTGCAATTATTCTACTTATATAACTGTTATAATTAACATTTTTAAGTAAATCTCACAGTTTTCTTATCCTTATTGATGATGGCTCTGTGAAAATCCTCCTCATTTGATAACTCATAAAGGTAGGTTAAGAATTGCTGTGCATCATCAATGTCCTTCCTGTGCTTTTTACCTAGTATCTCATCACTAGATAGGTGAGAGATCAGTAGTCTAGCATTTGTGATTGTCTTTTTTAACTTGTTTTCAATTTTCATATGGTTTAATTTAAGGGGTTACTGTTTCTATTTCTATTTGTCTCTTATACATCTCCTCTACTATGTCATATAGTATGTGTATATCCTCTCCTCTTAGAGCTTTTATATTCTCTAGGATGACTGAGGTCTTTTGGATCACTGATGTGTCCTTATTTGTGATCTTATTAAGCCACAGGGTGATATTCTTATTGAATTGCCTGTATGAGTTAAAGTTTTTGAGTGCATATAAGACAGTAGCGTGATTGTAGTGCTTTCCTCTAGACACTAAATAGCTCTCTATTTCTGAGAGTCTAAAGTTTAGAGTATTGTACATCAGGAATATCAATAGAGATCTAGCCTCTACATATTCTCTCTGTCTTGTGTTCTTGTATATATCTAATCCTGATAATGCTTTGATCTGATCTGCTATGCTGTCAGCTTGTTGTATTCTATCCATATCTTTGGTCTTATCTTAGTTTAAAGTGTCCCCTCTACATAGTACCCATTCAGGTCTAATCCATCTATAAAGAAAGTTTCATAGGTTTTAATGGCTGCCTCAGTCTTTTGCTCCCCTGAAAAGTAGAAATCATCTGAGCAATGATATATTCCAATATCTAGACTGCCTTTTGCAATAGCTATGAAGGTGAAATCCTTAGGCTCTATATTAAATAGATTGCAGTAGAGATAGCATTGCATATCATATGAGTATTTCTTTGCGCTGTATGGGAATGAGGCTAGATCCTGAGTTGTTTTCAGATCGCAAATCCTTCCCTCACCTAATATATCAGCTTTCCCTCTAAATGGCATCCCCATCACTAGATCAATGGCAGGCACTTCATATTGTGATTTGATCAGGTAGCTCTTAGCTGTCTCATTCTTATAGAAGGCATCAGCCATCCTCTCTGCATCTCTTTTCTCCTTTTTAGTGAATACCTTGCCGTGTTCCTCTTTAGCTAATTTATAAGCTTTGGAGTTCTTACTCTCTACATCTACAAAAACTTGAGCTTCAAATACCTCAGGTTCTAGGATGCTAGTATGGAATAACCACCCATCTCTCAGTGGTTGTGTCTCAGGTGATCCATATTCTGTGACATACTTATATGTCTTTGGGCTGCTGATTAGCATCTTAGCACTTGAGCTACTGAGAGCTGCTTTACTTAGGTAGCCATAGTAGAAACTATCTGACATCATATTGTCTAGTAGCTCCTGCTTATCCCATTCTTTACCATCTAATAACTTAATCTTATCCATCTTTATAATTTACTGTTTATACTTATCTCACATCCATTGAATGGCATCTCATACCATATATTACTTTCTTTTAGCAGTGCCTCTATTCTCAGTATATCTACCTCATCAAATATAAGCACTCTCTGAGATATTTTAGGCTCTACAGGAGGCTCTTTTTTGTATTTGTTTTTAAAGTAGCTGACCATCTCCTTAGATAGATTATGCTTTAATGCTATCTCCTTTATTGTAAGCCCTGACTTATAATAGTCAAATTCTATTTCTGTCATAATCCTAGCTTTTGTTTCATTCTAAAATCCTCTAGCTCTTTTGTCATTGACTCTACTAGCTCATCTGCTTTCCTAGCTCTTTCTACTGCTCTAATCTTATCAGCTATACTCTCAGAGACTATCCTGTCAAATGAGAATCTCTCATCCTCTAGCATCTGAATGTATCTGAGCTGTCTAAATAGAGCATCCTCAAAAGCTTTAAGCTCCTTTGACTCTGATGTCTTAGTCCATTTCATTATCAGAGATAACAACATCTCCATATCTGCATTATTTTGCAGCTCTAGTAAGTTTCTATCTACCTTGTACATATCTGTCTAATATAAAAGGGGCAGTTTCCTACCCCTGATGTTTTTAACTTCTTTTTACTACATCAGATAAATTATAGTTATCTATAATCTCCTGTTTCATAAATTTACCTGTATTCTCAAAAGTCTCCTCTATATCTCTACCATAGTGATCTTTTACAAATCTATATCCTATCAATTTCATTTCAATTATAGGAGTTCCAATAAATTGACCTACCTCAAAATGAAAGTTTTTAGGCGCTAATTTACTTGTTGTAAAAATTTGTCTAAAGTTTCCTTGAGATACTACTGACCATATGTAGTACTTTATAGGATTTTTAAGGGTAAAATTTGAATCTTGCATAATTTCTGTCTGTTTGTTTGATTAATGAGATACAAAGATAGACACATTTTTGACTTATGCAAAATATTTAGTAATTATTTTAAATTATTTTCAATCCAATCTCTGTTTTTGTCATTTTCTAGCTGCTGTAATTCCTTTACATATTGGATCTCCCTCTCTATGTAGTCCTTTGCCTTGTATAGATCCTGTAGCTCTGTTCCCTTCTTAGTTGCTCTAGCTATGTATTTGACTACATTGCCTTTATTGAATCCTAGATCATAGTCCTGAATAAAATCTATGACATCATAATCCCCTGTAGCCTCATAGTGTAATGCTGTTCCTCTCATTTCTTTTGTATTTATGTTTTGATCTGTTTTAGTTTCTATCCAATCCCACTCTCTCATCTTAATCTATCTTTAAAAATTCAGCCTCTCCATACTTTTGAAACCACTCTCTATTCTCATTGTACTTATCAATGACTGAATCCATCATTACAAGCTCATCAATGCTAGCAGAGCTGATCTTATTCACTATGCTGTCAATCCTATTAAGGACATTTGTGGTAGTTTCAGGATCATTCTGATATACATCCTCATAATGTTTATTATAAGCTCTCTCAAGCTCTGTATTAGCTTTATTGACAGCTCCCTTTAAGCTATGCCTGTACACTGTAGTACCTTTTAGAGTTTCATTTGACTCTATTAAGAGCTGTGATAATAATACTGATTTTAAGTAATTGATTTTTAAATTCATTGTCTTATAGATTTGTATTAATAATTGAAGCCTGACTCTCATCTAAGAGATACACACTTTTGTTTTTCTTTGTGTTATTCCATAAAGTAGTAGATGGGCAGTACATATCTTTAGCCTCACCTAGATTTATGTCATTTAGCCAAAATAAATAGTTAGCCTTTGGATCATTCACAAAATAGAGCTTCACAATATGATCAGGCATCTCCATTAGCTTGTCATATTTAAAGACCTCTAGCATTTTAGTCTCATAGTATTTTTTCCTGAATTTGATCTCCATCACGCAATCTTTGCCCTTTGGGGTTTTACCTTTTGCATCATAGTGATCAAAGCCTCCTCCACACCACTCTAGATCCCATCCATCCAAATTAAGGACATTAATAATTGCCTGCTCTAGATCGTGCTGCTTAGATATACTCATTTTATTGTTTTAGGAATAATTCATTTAGGTTGTCTATCCAAGTTTGAATTGTTCGAGGGTTGCAAGTGCAGGGCTTGTAAAAAGTATGATTAAAATACTTACTATGTAGCCTACTCACCATCTCATACTCCTCTGATGTTATGGAGTTCTTTGGATCTCTCCTAAAAGCCTCCCAAGTCAGGTAGTCTATTTTATTCATTTTTTCTGATGCCATCTCTACTGATTGTGATTTTATTGAGTTTATTTTTTCTATCATCACATCCACAGCTCTCAAATCCTAGTATCTTAATTACTATCAGATCTGTTAGCCATTTGATGCCTGTGTACTTAGTAATAATGCTCACTAAATCTCCTAGTCGCATTGCGGGGCTTTTTGTTGGCTCTTTGTTGGTCATATTTATATCCTGTTATGGGGTGAATTTTCTCATCTATTAACTCATTTATTCTATTAGTTTTATCTTGTTTCATTTGAATCTATTTTTTAGGTGCTTTTTTATTTTCCTATAGGTGTGGTATATCCTGTGATATGATGTATTTGTTTGTCTACTGAGCTTCATACAGTCTAGACCTCCCTCTACTATTTCAAAAACCTTCCTATCATAAAAATACAGCTTATTTACCTCCTCATTATACTTATCATATAAGGCATTAAAATCAATATACTCATCTGACTTAGGATGATTGATCATTTCAGAGATGTCTATGGTCTTTATTTTAGACTCCTTAGTGAATAGATCATAATGCAGATGCTTTAGAGTTCTAAAAATATAGTAGTAGTTTACCTCATTCTCATCATACATAATGTCATTACCTTTTTTGACATATTTAGCTATTCTCAAATACATCTCCATTACAATGTCCTCAGCAGTATCAGGATTGACTCCAAAAGACTCTACAATATCACACCAATCCCTGTGCTTTTTATATAATAACTCTAAGACTTCCATATTGTAATATGTAATCCAAAAAATAAAGCCATCAAAGTGATCTGTGAGTAGTACTCATCAGGATCTACAGGTTCAAGATCAGGCTCTAGGTTAGGATCATAATACAGTAATCCGATTGATAGACCATACAAAGGTATGATCTGAAAGTTAAAATTAAGATTTGAAAAGCTAAGGTTCATTTTTTGGTGTTTTAGAAGGGCATCTCCTTTTGTTCTAGCTTAGGTGGTGGTATCAGGTTCTGATGATTCACCTCAAANCCTACATTGTTGAGGACACTCTTTAATTTAATAGGATTATCTAATGGTGTCGGTCTACCTCCTGTGTCTATGTTCTTAACTTTCTTAACGTGTATGTGAGTATACATCCAATCTGAGGGGCTACTAACATATCTGTGAATACTAAGCATATTGTCACATCTATTCACGAATTTTCCCCCTCCTTCAACATCTGATGCCATTGGTGGGATAGGGTGTTCAGCATATGGATGACCCTGTGGATGTTTTTTCCTCAGAGCTTCTGTTGCTGCGTGTGTGTTTAGCCAAATACTCACATTATTTTTTTTGCAAAAGATCCTCATTTCACTTGTAACCTCATAGTCATACTCGTGACCTGAGATCCCTTTAAGTACATTCCTGTCCTTTATAAGAGAGTTGTAAGGATCTATCATAAATCCATCATAGCTCCAAGCATTTTTAACGTGCTGTGCTAACTCCATCAATTCCTTTGCTGTATATAGTTTATTTGTATCAATAAATTTGAATCTCTCATTTACCCATTTCACTCTCTCATCAAATGAGTCAGAGTCTATCTTATTTAATGGCTTTCCCTCTAAGTACTCCACTAGCTTTCCGATAAGCTGATATGGATCATTCTCTGAGCTAAATATGAGCCATTTTAGATTGTGTTTCATAGCATATAACAGCATCAGGTATATCACTACAGATGTTTTACCTACATTTGCGTGACCTACTACTATGGTAAAATCACTAGGCTTAAACCTCATCCATTCATCTATCTGTGGTACTCCCAATTTTAATCCTTCTTTGATTTTTCCTGATCTTACATCTTTTAATTTCTGTATCTGTTCCTCTAAATTTATAAGCATCTTGTCTGATTTTTGTCTCAATATAATAAAAAAGGGCTTCATAAGTTAATAATCAGCCCCTTTAGGTGTAGTTTAGGTCTAGAATGGTAGATCTGCTGTCTCCCTATCAGGAGCAAAGTCATTAGCTGTGATATTCTCACCTGATGGCAGCTCATTGATCTTATCTACTCTCCAACAAGATAAGTTAGTAAAGTATTTACCCTCCCACTCTCTTGTCTTTACATTAAACTCTACTGTAACTAGATCTCCTATCTGATTGTATGTAGTGAATTTTTCTACCTGATCAGCATAGTCAGCACTCTTGTAGACATTAAAGCTAAATATATTGTTGTATTTCTCATTTGTGTCTATGACAAAGTCTAATAATTTAGCTCCATTGTCTAGTGTTTTGATGTCTGTGATTTTTGTTATTTTTCCGCTTACTTTAAAACTCATAATTTCTATTTTTTAACTGTATATGTAATTGACTATTTTTTCTGCAAATGTGATCACCTGATCCTCTGTAGCTCCTGCCTTATCCTTGTAAAAGTTTACAGCACTTGAGATACTAGATTGTCTGATGATATACTTTTGTACTGCATCATTTTTTTGACCTCCCTGAGCAGGTCTCTGAAAGCCTCCCTGAGCAGGTGGTGGATTAAATAGTTTGGCATTGTGATAGATCACACCATTGTATTCTTTTTCCTCTGCTNTGAATGTACACTCATCCCCTACTCCATACTTAAAATTTCCTACAGCATTAAACTGATAGGTCATTCCATCTGCCATTGTTACTTTGAATCTGTTAAATGTCTTAGATCCGTTACTCCAAGATCCATCAGGAGTAATAGCGGTAATCTTACCTGTTTTCATTTTCTAATTTATTAAGTGTTAGTACTTCTAATTTTGCCTCTAATTCCTCCACCCTACTCTCTAGAGCTTCTATTCTATATTGATGGAGTCTTTTTAAATCATCTGTATAGGTCATATCTATTCTGCTTTAACGATTGATAATTCCTTCCTGTACATCTCTAAGTCCATTTCTGTCTCATAGAGCTTTCTAGTGTGGTAATCCTCTGCCCATTCTAGATCTTTGATCTTTAGTGTCAGCAGGTCAATGCGGTCTGTCTTAGTCATTTGTGTGATTTTTAAGTGATTAATAATGCCAAAGATATACAAAAATCTGAATAACCAAACTTTTTTAATAAAATATTTCACTTTATAGCAAAAAAAAGAGGCATATCAATTAAGATACACCTCCTCTCACATTCAAGAATCAAGACAATTATTAGACAGACAGGCAAATATCTATCTATGTGTCCATATTAAAAAATTTATTTGACTTTATTTTGATCTTTTTTTATATTCTCTACTTTCTGCTTATAGAGATCTATCATTTCTAGCAGCTCATAGTCTGCAAATTTCACAGTTTTTCTACTCTCAGATAGTAGCTCATCAGAGAGATCCTGTCCTAGATGCTTAGAAAATTTGAATTGCTCACCATATCTGTAAACATTGCATCCCATACATTGCACCTCTACATTCCTTTCATCCCATCTAGTGCTATAAAACTTCCTAGACATAAAATGACCTGCCTGCATAGCTCTCCAATGATCCTTTTTACCACAAGTAACACACTCAGCTATGTCATTCTTAGCCCTTCTCATCCTGATATAGATTGAGAATATGGTATCTAGGTTCTTTACTATTGTCTTTCTACTAGGTTTCCTAGCCATTGTCTTAGTCTTTTAGTGTCTAATAGCCATCCTGATGCTGTAGGAGTAGCTTTCCTGTCTCTAGATCTAGGTCTTTTATAGCTCTGTAGATCATTCTACTCTTTTTTTTTACATCTAGTTTCTCAGACTTAGTAGAGTCAGATCCTAGATTAGTGTATAATGTAGCATCCATCTCTAAGAGCTGATTAATTCTCTCTATGATAGTCTTATTGTAGTCCTCTGCTATTCTTTTAATCTCTAAGTCCATAAAATTCTAAATTTTTAGCTAATATAGTATATATATTATATATATTATTTATTTATATCTATAGATATAGTATATATAAGTAATATATAGTAATATAATATATATAATATAATATATAGTATATAAAAAAAAGTGATTTTTGATCTAATTACAAAGCATTTAGTCTGTAAGTTACTATATCTTACTAACTATTTATTAGATTTCATTGCTGATCCATAGTAAAATCCATAGATGCTGAGGATTATACCCTCTACTATACCAATCATATGAATAAAGATCTCTCTATTTGACTCAGGTACATCCACAGTAACTACTGTATAGACCAAAAATACAAATACAGCTAATCCTATAAGACCTGCTATAGACATCATCCAATCAGTTCCATACTTTCTGACTGCTGACTCTCTTTTCCTAGCTGAGTCTCTATCACTCACTTCTAGCTTATAAGCCTCTAGGGCTTCATTTAAGGCACTTTCTTTTTCCTCAGGTGTCAGACTATCATCACCATCTAAAATGCCTCTTACAACACCTAAAACACCCTCTTTAGGTAATATCCCTGATAAGCTAGATACTACCTTCCCTACTTTAGTCTCCCAAAATGGTTTTTTGATCTTAGTCATATTTTACAAATCCTTCTTTAGTTGCCCTAAGTATTCTATTTCTCTGTGGTCTACCATTTCTGTAAGAAACGTGTACCCAATCAGGAGACTCATCTGTACCATACTCCCATATTAGAGTGTCAAACTCTAGATTGTCTTTGATAAATTGGAATATTTCCAAGTTTGAGACACTTGTCCCATCATTGTCTATATCTATAGCCTCACCTGTCATATGCTGAGATGTCTTAGAAGCTCCTTTTAAGGCTGTATTAAGCTCTTTAGATCTATATCCACTACTTACCCTTATAGGCTTCTTAAAATGGTCTCTAATGGGCTGAAATACATTCTTAGCCAATACCTTTAGATTTTCTATATGCTCATCTGTAGGCATATTATTGATCCCTATTCTCTTTGCTGTCTCTGATCTAATTGCCTCAGAGAGTTCTAAGTTCTTACTGAGTTTCATAATTAGTATTTTAGTTTATAATTTTACCTAATATCCAAGTGAGCAGAGTGATCACACCTAACCATATAGCACCCCATTGAAATTTGTCCCAATTTGATCCCTTTCTTTTCATATCCATCCATACACTCATCTCAATTAACTTAAAAATGATTTGCTCTTTGATTTTTTTCATTTGTCGTGTTTGTGTTTGGTTAAAATTTCATTTATTCTATTGAGGTCTTTTTTCATACCTACCTTCTCTAGCTTAAAGTCTAGTATCTCAGACTCTATGATCCTGATGTCAGGAAATACATAGTTATTCTGATTAAACCTAAGCCCTTGAATCTCTCTCTCTGCATCAGCTATTCTGCCCTCTAAATGAGTGTACAATAAGACAGAGCTACCTACCAATAAAATGATCTGTACTAGCCACTTTACATTGATAGATATTCCTGATTCATCATTAAGCTTAGGCAGGTTATTTCCCACGCTGATTTTCTTTGTACTTTTTGTAATTGGTCCTCATTATATACCACTTATTGACAGTATATCCTATTGCCACAGCAGTAAGTACTATCTTTAAGAGCATATCAATTTGACTAAAGTTAGCCACTAAGGCTACTGCATTCAATAGATATATTTTCAAGTCTGTAGTCATTTTTTTAGATCTTTATTTTTTCCCATTTAAGACTAGACTCATTCCAAGTGTATAAATTTTCAGGAGTTTCATCATTAGGTTTATCAATCGGAGCTTCCCATAAAAATGTTTCCTTATTTAAAACCCAGCTTTCATATGGTTTTTTAGGTATAAAAGCATCATTTTTTTCATCATAATAGTATCCTATTCCTGCATAATTTTTTCTTAATGCTTTGCTTTGATCTTTACTAGGATTACCTGTTACAGGATCATAATGAATACCGCCTAGTGTATTATAAGATGTTTTTATCCATTGCCCTCCATCTTTTTTAGTAAGATATTCTATAAAATCATATTTAGCTACAATTACTTTTGTAACAATATTATTCTCTATTTTTGCGTAATGTCCCATATTATGATGTATATGTGCCTGAGCTTGTATATTTTAAAACTGTATCAGAACCAACAGTAGTAATTGTTGGAGATCCTGTGGTTATACCTGTATATCCAGATGTAGGTATTCTTAAAATTACTATACCTGATCCACCATTCCTATAAGCTGAATATAAATAATAACCTGCAGCGCCACCTCCTGTATTTGCGACACCTGCGTTTATTGGGTTATTTCTTGGAAAAGCATTTCCACCTCCTCCAAGACCCGGCAGAGCGTATCTATTCATATATTCAGGGTAAGGCAGTGACCCCTCTCCGGCTCCACCCCCTGCATAATAAATTGATGATCCTGTTATTGATACAGCTAAACCATTACCTCCATCACCGGGATTGTAGGTTCCACTTGTCCCAAAATTTTGACCGGCCTGACCTGCGCCCCCGCCGCCTCCACCTCCATATGAGCCACGATTTCCACCATTATTACCTTGACCAGCTACCCCTGCGCCGCCTGGGGTTGTTGGATAAGATCCACCACCACCAGATCCTCCTGGAGAACCATCGCCTTCNCCNCCNCCAAANGCTTCTATATTTCCAAAAAATGTGCTTGTTCCATCTGAGTTAGCCGCACCTGCCCCTATAATTATATCTAATGTTTGTCCACTTGACAATGAATAAGAGGT